GAGCGTCGCGATGAGCTCATGGATCAGGTGCGTGACGAGGTTCGTCGCCGCGCCAAGCTAGCCGCCGCTGAAATGACCATCCTTGTTCGTGATCAGCTAGGTGAAGCGAATGCTGAGCAGAAGATCAAGGAAGCCATCATGGAGTCCTGCATCTTTGGCACCGGCTGCATCAAGGGTGGCACCGTTAGAATCGAGCGCAGTAAGCGCTGGAAGCGTAGTTACGTTAACGGCGTACAGGCGCACTCTCTTACTGTCGTCGAGCAGGTCAAGCCTGACATCGAATCGGTATCGATTTTCGACATATATCCAGATCCTTACGCGACGTCGAACGAAGATCTTCATGGTTTGTTCCGCCGCCACGTTCTTACCCGCCGCCAGTTCCGCGACCTGCGTGACCTTGACGGCTTCGACAGCGATGCGATTGAAGAGATCCTCTCCGACAGTCCTCGCGGCAACCACGTTGAAGAAGACCACGAGCGCATTCGTCGTGAAGTTGCCAACATCAAGCTGCAGTCTGGACCAAACAATCGGTTCGAAGTGCTTGAGTACTGGGGCTCCATCAACGGAACAGACCTTCTTGAGGCAGGCGCAGAGCTGCCAGAAGGTTCTGAAGAAGACGACGACTACGACGCAAACATTTGGATCTGTGCTGGCAAGGTAATCCGCGCCACGCTGAACCCGATTCCGGATGGCCGCATTCCTTACAACTGCTTCCCATACGAGCGCAACCCGCACCAGTTCTGGGGTACAGGCGTGCCTCGCATGATGCGCGACTCGCAGTCGACGATGAACGCAGCGACCCGCATCTTCATCGACAACATGGCGATCTCCTCTGGCCCAATGGTCGAAGTCAACATGGACTTCCTCGAAGCCGGTGAGGATCCAACCGATCTCCATCCTTGGAAAGTCTTCCTGCGTAGTGGCGGCGATCCCAACGCCCCTGCTGTCCGCTTTAACCAGCCGGTGGCAAACGCTAATGGACTGACCAGCATCATCGAGATGTTCCGCAAGTTTGCCGACGAAACTACCTCTTTGCCGTCATACACGCACGGTGATGCAGGCCAACAGCTCAACAAGACAGCCACTGGCATGTCCATCCTGATGGGCAACGCCAACGTCGCGCTGAAGTCGACACTAAAGAACGTCGACGACTACCTAATCATTCCTCTGATCAAGTCTCTGTATCACTGGAACATGGAGTGGAGCGACAACGAGAAGGCTAAGGGCGACCTTAATGTGACCGCTCGAGGTAGTACTTCACTCATTCAGCGTGAAGTTCGCTCGCAACGCTTGTTGCAATTTATGTCTCTGATAAGTAATCCTATGGACGTTGCTATAACAAAACGTAAAGAGTTGCTAACAGAGATTGCAAAGAGTATGGACATCAATCCAGACGAAGTAATCAAGACTGACAAGGAGCTGCAAATTGAAGCGCAAGCACAACAGCAGCAGATGCTCGCCGCAAGCGGCGCAGGCGGTGATCCAACTGGCGGCGCAGCCCCAGTGGAAGGACTTGATGATCTTTCTAATGGAGCGGCTGGAGGCTTGCAGGGACAAGTTGGAGACCGTTCCGGACCACAGATTTGATCAAGGTAGAGCTGCAGAGTTGCGCTTCATCCTTGAACTAGAAGATACCGCACAAGCGGTTTTGAGCGCGAAGACGACCTCGTAAGAGACACCCGTCTTCTAAACGAAACGCGGACACTCCGTAGCGGACCCGCAAACATTGGTGAGATATGAAGGTAGACCCTGAGAAGCTTGAGCAAGAAGCCGACGAACTTTTGAAACAGATGATGGCAGAGCAGGACGGACCGGAGAATCAGCAGAATGCTGAAGAGACCGACACCCCGCCGCAGCCAGAGGAAGATGAAAACCCACCCGTAGAATCGACGGACACTGGGGAAGACGGCGAAGAGATTCCACAGGAAGAAGATCGCGGCGATCAAGATCCTGATGAAAGCGATGGTGACCTGCAGCAGCAGATCAAACTCGCTAACGAGCGTATCAAGAATGCTCAGGCTCGAATGACAAAGGCGACGCAAGAAGCGGCGGATTTGCGCAAAGAAGTAATCGCGCTACGTCAGCAGAATGCGGAGCTGAGATCTGAACTGGCAAATGCCCAGCACAGAGGAGACGGTGAAGATGATGATCTGAAAACCCTCGCTGAGGAATATCCAGACATTGCGGCACCGCTTCTGAAAAAGCTGGCAAAGCTAGAACAGACAGTCACACAGTATAGGGACCAAGTTAAAACGACTGAAAGTCAGAGCACTCTTAACGAGCACTTTGACACCATCCGCGAGTCGCACCCTGACATGGACGATATCGTCACGTCAGATGACTTTGTTGGATGGCTAGAGCGTCAGACGCCTGTATGGCAGCGTGTAGCCAATGACGGCAGCGCCCATGAGGTAGTCGAGCTTATCAATCGTTATAAGGAAGTCTTTGATACACAGCCGCAACAGCCGGTCTCAAAGGTTGAGAAGGCGCGACGGGTTGCAGAACCCACGCTCCCCAAAGCCCGACGACCGGACCCAAGCTCGGGCAAGCGAATCTGGAGCCGCCAAGAGATCACCCGTATGCCACTCGATGAATTCGAGCGACGTTCGGCAGAGATCGATCAGGCGTATCTGGATGGACGAGTCCGTTAGTTCAATCCTGTTGTAATAAGGTCAATTTAACATGCCTGCTTTTCCTACCGCTGGTTCAAACTCCGCTGCGAACTTCATTCCTGAAATTTTCTCGAAGAAGCTTCAAGCGAAGTTTTATGCCTCGTCAGTACTCCCCTCGATCTCGAACACCGACTATGAAGGTGAAATCTCGGGTCAGGGTAACAAGGTAAACATCCGCACCGTTCCTAACGTCACTGTAGGCGACTACACTGGCTCAGTTTCGTATGCTGATGTCACCACCCAAGTTGTCGAACTGAACATCGACAAGGCGAAGTCGTATGCCTTCAAGGTAGACGACATCCTCAAGGTTCAGGCCGACATCGCATTCCAGAATGAAGCATCGAAGGATGCTGCTGAGCAGATGCGTATTGCTGTTGAGACCGACGTTCTCGGCAACATCCCTACCGCTGCAACGACCATTTTGGACAAGGCATCGGTTTCAGAAACAACCCTTCTGAACCACATCCTCGAAGCTGGCCGCAAGCTGGACGAATTGAACATCCCTGATTCGGATCGTTTCCTCGTTCTCTCGCCTCTCTACATCGAGATGTTGAAGAAGTCGGAACTGCGTCAAGCTTACTTGACCGGTGACGCTGCTTCGCCACTCCGCAACGGTAAGGTTGGTCAGGTTGACCGCTTCACCATCTATCAGTCGAACTTGCTTTCGATTGGTTCGGGCGGCGACGCTGGCAAGACGTTCTGCCTTGCTGGTCACCCTAAAGCTACCTGCTTCGCTTCGCAGTTCGTGAAGACTGAAACAGTTCGCTTGACCGACACGTTCGGCGACGGCATTCGCGGTCTGAAGGTTTACGGTTACAAGGTCGTTGTTCCTAACGCCCTCGTCACCATGAAGCTCAAGACGACTGCCTAATAGGATTGGGGCGGGGGAAACCTCGCCCCTCTCTTCATAGGTGAGGGCGGAGCAGATACCGCCCTCTACTCTGCAGAGAACGAGGTACACCGTGGAAAAAGCTATTGAAGACATGAGCAAAGACGAGCTCGACATCTACGCACGAGACAAGTTTGCCGTAGAGCTCGACAAGCGTCGCCGTATTGAGGATCTTGTTGAGCACGTTAAAACGCTCGTAAATAACAAGGGCAAGGTTGTTGAAGCTAAAGTCAAAGCTGAGCGCAAACCAAAAATCGTGCGCCATTTGAAAACGGGTGTGGAATGGTTCTGGAGTCCTCTATATAAGGGCAATCCAGATCTTGAAGTTATTGAGTGGGAATAAACTAAATGGCGACGACCAAAGCTGTTGATCTAATCAATCGGGTTAGCATCACACTCCAAGATCCAACGTATGTTCGTTGGACTCAGAGTGAGTTGCTGAACTACCTTAATGATGCACAGCGGCAGGTCGTGCTGTTTCGCCCAGACGCGAAGTCGGTTAACGCTTCGTTTACATGTGCTAACTCTGCTAAGCAGACACTGCCTGCAGACGGACTTCGCCTCATAAGTGTGCTTCGAAACACTGCTGGTCGAGCAATCACTAAGGTTGACCGCAGCATTCTCGATGTCCAGCTTCCAACTTGGTACGAAACTGCAGTAGGTAGTGACGGCGTAAAGCACTACGTCTACGACGCGCTAGACCCGAAGAACTTCTACGTCTTCCCCAAGCCTGCTGCGGCTCACCCTATCGATATCATCTACGCAATGGCACCGGTTGATAT